GCCTTTGGCTCGAAACCAAGCTTCGTGGAGAGGTTGAGGGAAAGCAGATTTGACCCCGGAACCGTCACGCTGATCGCGCGGCACCCCAAGGTGACAAATGGGTAATGAAACAAGGCAAACAGGGTGCGCCGGTCGGCCCATCGCGACCTGGGCCGCGCCGCAATCGAAGCCTCGACGTGAACCCCGTTCCAGCGCTCGAAGACCACACCGGCCACAAGCTGGCCACCCTTGACCACACCAAGGGCCTTGGCTTCCGGGCTGGCGATGTATCCGGGGATGGATCGCCCAACCCACTGCGCCACCTCTGCATCGGCACCGAAAACCACGGCACCAAGGCGGGCTATACGACGGCGGCTTTCAGGCTGATGAGTTCGGACCATGCCGATGTGACCTCGATGATGATTTGAAACCGCGAGCCTTCGGCATCGGTCACGATCTCGTCCGAGAGGGTGACGATTCCGCCATCATCCTCTTCCGGGTCGAGGGTGACGGTTTGCTCTGCCTCCGCAATATCGGCGGCGCTGTCGCGCGTGTCCGAAAGGAGCGTGACCTTGACCGTAAGCGGACCTTGGGCGCGGATGGTCGGCACGAGATAGGCAACGCCTGACACCCCCGGAGCCTCAAACCAACTGCTGACCCAGCGTGCCGTGATCATCTCGCCGGAATCGCGGCTGGCAATGGTGCCAAGGCGGCCATCGAACCCGGTGATGAAGGGCTTGCCGTTGAAGGCGTGCCAGTCGCGGGCCGGAAGGTCTGCCGTGGCCCACGACTTGCTCTTGGTGTAAAAAACCCACTGGCGCGCCTCAAGGCCAACCGCCCGGCTGATCAGGACCATGGCGCCATCTGGCGAGGTGAACATGCGCCACACGCCCGTTCCTTCGTCAACCGCAGCGGTGATCTCATCCGAAATCGGGGCGGTGATGTCGGAGACCAGCGCTAGAACCGAACTGCGGATCGACTCCCCGATGGAAACCACGCCCTGCGCGGTCATCATCCACGCATCCGATCCAACCTCCGTGAAGGCGAGCGGGCCGATGGGCGCCGCAGCCCTGACCCGGCCAGACAGGCGCCAGTCCGAGGCGTCACCGGGGTCAAGGCCTTCATAGAGGACGAGGTGGCCAGTGGTGGTGACGATGCACAGCATGTCGTTCATACCGTGCCCCGCATCCACGGTCAGGCTGACCATGGCCGCGATGGAGCCCGTTATATTGCCCAGCCGGTCGAGCGGGAAGCGCGCCAATCCGCCCTGCACCGCGCCCACATCGCCATAGTAGAACTCCAGCGCATCGCCGGAACGCCAGAAATAGAGCCGGTCGTGATGGCTGATGACCCCATCGAAGCGCGCCGGGTTTGCGCCCGTCACGGTCGAGAAGGCGGATTCCTGAAACTCTGTGCCATTGAAGCGGACCGGCGCGCCGAAGCCATCCGCCAAGATGATGTTGGAACTGATCTCGGCCACCATCGCGTTGCCGCCGAACAGGCGCGTGATCTCCGCCGCACCACAAGACGCGCCAGTAGCCGTTATCTCGATCCAGCGTGGGTTGCGCCCGAACTCATAGGGAACGCGCTGGATCACCCCGCTGGGCTCTCCCTGCCAGACGACACCGGGCCGCAGCACCAGCGAAACCCCGTTCGAGCGCCAGTTGTGCAACTCGGCGGCAAAGAGGTTCGAGACCTGTGCCGACTTGGCTTCCACGAACAGCCCCCGCAGCGGCAGCGGCAGCGTGATTTCCCGCGAAGACCGGCTTCCCGCCGCCGCCCTGCGCTGCGCCCTGGCCCTCTGGCGCTTCATGTCCGCACCAGCCAGTTGACCGCGATGACAGGCGGCAGGATGGTGACCGGCGATCCGGCGCCAGCACTTTGCACCGTGATACCGGTTGCGGAGGCCGCGTTGGTCCCGCCCGCGGTTGCGGCATCGACCGTGATGCCGGTCGCCTCGCTGGACGTGCTGCCCGTTGCGGCGCCGTCAGCGGACAGGCCCGAGGTTGCGGCGCCGGTCGCCACGACTGCCGCAGTATGGCTGTGGCCCGGATCAGTGACGCCGTGCGCGTGTGGCGCACCGCTGAAGCTGTGGGTGTGGCCCGGGTCCGTCAGATCATGGGCATGGGGCGGCATCTGATCTTGGGTCAAGACGATCTGGTGGGCGCCGCCAGCGGCCTTGAGCGTGAGCCCGGCGCTGCCCCCGGCGCCAATCGGAAGCCTACCGCGAAAGTCCGGCAGGGCAAAGGTATCTGCCGTCTCGCCCCATGTGCCGCCGATAGCGGCGAAAAGGTCCGGGTATTCGAACTTCAGCAGGGATTGGCCGTTGCAGAGCTTCCAGCCATCGCCCGGCTCGGATTCGGAAAGGGTCGGAACAAGGGAACCCGTTGGCGCCACAAGCTGCAGAAGCGCCGCGATGACGGTGGCAGGGTCTGCCTTCACGTCATAGGTGCGGGTCTTGGTTCGGCTCGGGCTGTAGCTTGGCAGGGAGATTTGCGGCATTACGACACCATCCAGCGCCCGCCGCCCAGCGGCACGGTTTGCGCCACATCGTCACAAGCACCCAGGCGCAGCGTCCTGGCCCCGCCCGCATCCGAGCCCAGCTTCATCTCAAGCTGCTCCTCATACTCGCCCGCGACCTCCGCATAGTCCTTGCCCATGGCGCGGCGCAGCCTGAACGTCATGCCAAGCGAAAGCAGGTGGTCATCATCGAAGGCGGGCAGGTCCGTATCTGCCGTAAAGGTGGGCCGGCGCACCTGCGGCAATGGCGCTGCGGCCGAAACCGGGCTGAGGCGGCGCAGGGCCTCGAAGGTTTCCTCCCCGAATATGGCGACGTCCCAGCCGGGCGCCCCATCATACTCGCCCTCGCCCTCCACCAGATCGGCCACATCAAGGGTTGCCAGATCAAGGTGACCATCGCGCGGCACGAAGGGCGCGTAGCAGGACGGCGGGGATTGGGTGAAGTCATAGTCACCCTCTGCGATGTTGGACACCACTGGGAAGCGCGACACATAGTCGATGGTGATCAGCTCATAGGCCTGCGGCGTGGGTTCGATCCACAGCACGTTGTTCCTGATCCGCCAGCCCATCTGAACCGGCGTTGCAGCGCCCCCGAAGAGCCAATGCGCCCATGACTGCGGCGAGGCGGGGCCGACCATGCCCATCGGCCAGCCGCCGCGGTGTTCCGTGTTCGGGATGAGGCGCAGGAAGTCGGGCGGCAAGGGATAGGCGTAGCGGCCCGGGCGGGTCGAGAAGGCCCATGTCGAATGCAGTTCCGACAGGCCGATCCAGTCGGTCTTGGCCATGACCTCGCGCATGGTGTCGAAAGCGGCGGTGCGCAGGATCTTCGACACGCGGTTGTTGGTGCCGAACAAGGTTGTCGGAGCGGGGGCCGTGGCGTCCCGCTCCGCTGCCTCGACGGCAATCTCAAGGATGGTCCGCGCCATCCCGTTCAGCCCCGCTTGGCGCGCGGCTTGAGGCCCAGCGGGTTTTCCGGCGTCGGGCTGTCGATCAGATCATCATTGCCATCGACCATGCCACCACTGAACAGGTTGCTTTCGCGCGACATCGCGTCGGGCAGATCATCAACCGGGTCGGCGTCACGCGCGGCCTGCACCTGATAGGGGGCCACATCGCCCGTAAGCATGGCTGCGGGCTGTGCCGCGCCCTGCTGGGGGGCGAGGCGGTTGAGGACCGAGACCTGCGCTTCCAGTTCGGCGTTGCGCCGCTCGATCGCTGCCAGCTTTTCGCGCATCGCTTGGTTCTCGACCGACATCGTGGCGTCGGTCTGCGCGGCGCTGAGCATGGCACCAGCGTCGGTCTTGGCGGCCATCCAGCGCTTTGCCACGGCATAGGCCTGCACCACTTCCATACCCATGCCGTTGATCTGCTCCGGCTGCATGGAAAGCAGGTCTTCGATGGAGCGCAGGTTGTGGATTGTCAGATAGGCGATCTGGGATTGCGAGATGCCGGGCAGGTCATGCAGCGGGGTGCCGGAGGTGGGCACCGCGTCATACTGCTTGAACATGGCGAACTCGCGCGGGAACTGGCGCATCGCCTCGTCTTCCGAAATGTAGCGGCAGGCGATGGTCAGGCGATCACCGCGCGGAATCTTCGCCACGCAAAGCCGGGTGGACCATTTGCCGTTGAGGGCGGGATTGGTCGAGGCGATCCGCACCTTGGAATAGAAGAACTGGACATGAAGGCCACCGGACCCGGCCACCGGCCCCAGATGGCTGGACAGGTCGCTGTCGGTCAGGTTGCGGGAAATCGCGGGGTTGCCCGATGCCTGCTGCATGTTGGGATACATCTGATGATTGCTCCTTGGCGGTTTCAGAATGGAAAGCGGGCCGGGCGTTGAACCCGGCCCGGCCCGATCACTCGGTCAGCACGCCGTTGAGCATCCGGTTGTCGATGGTCCAGTTGCCCATCCCGGCGATGATCACGGTGTCGCTGTCTTCGGTCAGGGGGCGGCGCGGGCCGCCCAGAACCACGTTGTTGCGCTTGGCGTGCATGTTGATCTCGATGGTGTCGAGATTCAGGAAGCGCATACCTTCGGGCGCATAGCCGCCCATGCCGCCATCGGGGGTGACGGGCGTGGACTGGAACATCACGTTGTCGAACCCGGCCCCGGCCAGCTTGCGGTCCATGAACCGTTGCTGGGCCTGCAGCGAGTTGACGAACACCGAATACCAGGTGTTGTCCGACACGATCAGGTTCACCTTGTCGGCGCCGCGCGAGGTTTCCAGCCACAGCGCCAGCATTTCGCCGAAGATGGTGTCCTTGTCGGGCGCGGTGCCGGTCGCGCGGCGCTGGTTGTCCCACCATGCCGCCACACCGGAGTTGATCCCGGCCACGGTGGCGCCTGCGGTTTCCGAGACCAGAAGCGCGAGGCCGCCGAACTCCTTGCCGCCATTGGCGGTGCCGTCACCATGCGCCGAGCGATGCAGTTGGTTGGTGATGGTCTTTTCGGCGTGAGCAATCCGCGCCTTCATCATGTTGTGGATTTGCTCCGGGCCATCGTTCATCAGCATCTCAAGGCCGCTGATGGAGACGCCGCAGGCGTATTGCTTCCACGGGAACTCCGCCGAGGTCAGGACTTCCTGACCCGCGATATTCAGGCCTTCGCGGCCCACATACCACTGGAAGTTCACATTCTCCTCACCGACCATGATCGGCGCGGTGATGGTGCGCCCGCCCGGAACCGTCTTGTCACGGCCACGGCGGCGCATCTCGTAGTAGAGGACGTTGTTCTTCGAGATGGCGTCAGCCATCTTCTTGCGACGGTGCGCGAGGGTCGCCGTCACCACTTCACCCCAGTTCGGGTTCGCCATGATGTTGCCTCATCAGCGGTCCCGCGCACCGTCAGAGCCTTTCCTTGTCGCGTCAGCCGTCCATGAAATGGCGCAGCGTGGCATCAAGATCAGCATCCGCAGACAGCGCGGGGCGACGACTGGCTCCTTGGCCCGATCCGTCGAGATTCTTGCTGGCGGCCTTGGCGCGATCCACGCTGCCCGGTGCCGCCGCTTTCTGAACCCCACCTGCCACAGCGGGTTGCGCCTGTGCGGCGGGGGGCGCTTGCGGCGCAGGTGCCTGTGCGGCCTGCGGCTGTTGCGCCCCCCCAAGGCGGGCCGTCAGGGCGGTGTAGAACCCGTCCAGATCGGTGAAGGTGACCGGGCGGCCCGTCTTGGTGCGATGCTCCTGCGCCATGCGGGAAATGCCCGCCTCAAGGTCGCGGAACAGCGGGCGCTTCAACGAACCGTCCGGCGCCTTTTCCTCGACCCAAGCGGCAAGGTCCGTGGCGGTGGGTGGAGCGGCCTCAAACGGGCTGAACCCCAGATTGCGGTTCTGCGCCTTGAGCGCGCGGTTCTCTTCCCGCAGTTTCTTCACGCTCTCGTCTTCGAAGGGGTCGCCCTCGTCGTCGCGCGTGACCTTCAGGCCAAGCAGCTCGGCGGCCTTGGAGATCAGCTCTTCCGCCCTGTCCTTGCCAATCTCCGTGGCGGCCCATGCCAGATACTTTTCCGGGTTCTTGCGGGCGAACTGGTCGATCTGGGCCAGACTGCGGATGTGCTGAACCGGCGTGATGCCGTTGGCGGCCATCTCGGCCTCATGCCCTGCGAAGATCGACAGCATGTCGTCGGCTTGCCGCAGGCGGCCCGTAAGGGTCTCACGCCGCTCCCCGTCAATCCC